TACACTATGTAGTAATTGAGAGGAAAATTGAGTAAGAATGAGGAAAAATTTGGCTTATTATCAACAAAAGTATATCTAAAATACACAACTGAGGAAAATGCTAAAAAAATACCCCTTTACACGAAATCAAAAAAAATGCATGATTTTAGATATAATTGGGAAACCAATATACGAAACCGCAAAACAGCGGTTTTTTTATTACCAAAATGGCCATCATAAATCTTGAATTATCGACAACTGATACGAACAGACTAATGACATTGTGCGAACAGAATGTGCGCTTCGTCATGGCAAAGACATTGACCCAGACGGCACAAATCGCACAGGCCGAAATAAAGCAACACATCAGGAACACCTTTGTGCTGCGTAAACCCAATTTCGAAAAGTCCATCAAGGTGCGCCCAGCCACGAAACAAACATTGACCGCCAGTGTTTATACCATGGCAGGCTTTGCAACATTGCAGCAGACTGGAGGCAAGCGATATGCCAAGGATGGACGACTTGCTGTCCCCCAGTACGAAACACTGCAGCAAGTCAAAACAACTCGCAAAAGCGATGTCCCTGGATCATTCATAATGAAACTGAAGTCCGGTGGCATCGTGATTGCACAACGCAAGAACACAGAGATAGAAATCCTGTACCACATCAAGAACCTGGCATACGTTCCAAAGCGGCTTGACATGCTTGAAATCGGAGAAAGCACAGCCAAGACCGAAATCCCTCGCTTATTTTCCCAGAACTTACAATCACTTAAATAAAAAATAGGTTCTGTCGGGAATTAAAACGCCCGAGGGTAACGGCGACCTCGGGACCTTGCTACACACAGAGTTGAAAAATGGACCGCAGACCGCACTTGTTTGGACAAAGTTGCGGTTTTCTGCGGTTTTTTGCTTGCGGTCTCTGCGGCGCAGTGTGCCGCACCAGTGCCGCAGACTATGCCGCACAAAAGAAAAGGAAAGAAAATGAATATCGACTTCAAAGAATTAAAACTGGATGTCCAGTATCTTGACATCAACCTGATTAAACCATTTGCACGCAACCCACGCACGCACAGCAAGGAACAGATTCAGCAGATAGCAACATCGATGATGAAATTCGGCTGGGTCAATCCAATCCTGGTTGATGAAAACTTTGAAATCATCGCAGGACACGGCCGAGTGTTAGCTGGTAAAGAACTGGGCTATGAAACAATTCCTGTGGCACAGTTAAAGCACCTGAGCAAAGAAGAAAAGCTGGCATTGCTGATTGCGGACAACAAGATATCCGATAACGCAGGCTGGGACGAAGAACTGTTGCGCAGTGCGATGGAAGAACTATATAACGGCGACTTTGAACTAGAGGTTCTGGGATACACCAACAAGGAAATTGAAAAGTTCAAACAAGAGTTTGCTGCAGAAAAACAGATGGCTGAAATCGAAGATATGGTGCCAGAGTTCTCAGACGAAACAAAAGTTGTCAGCAAACAAGGCGACCTGTGGCAACTTGGCGAACATATGCTGCTGTGCGGCGATGCGACTGTTGCTGAAAACTATGACCGTTTGATGGATGGCGAACTAGCCAACATGGTATTTACAGACCCACCATACAACGTGGCATACGATGAAAGTTTTAGGAATACCAAAAACGAGAAAGGCGAAAACCCACGGTTTATCAAGAACGACAACCTGGGCAGCGAATTCCAAGGGTTCCTGACAACAGCCCTGACAAACATCCTGAACAATACAAATGGGTCGGTATATGTTTGCATGGGCGGCAGCGAACTGCATACCCTGTACCACGCATTTGCAGATGCCGGTGGAAAATTTGAGGCCTATATCGTCTGGGTAAAGAATTCGTTCGCACTGTCCCGTGCCAGATACCAGCATCAACACGAATGGATGGTGTTCGGCAACACGGAATCCGTTTACAAGGAACAGCACGAATGCATATTGCTGGGCAAAAACCCAGGCGAAAGCACACCATGGTATGGTGGCCGGAACCAGTCGGATGTTTGGAACTTTGACAAGCAAACCAACAATGATTTGCACCCAACAATGAAACCCATCGCACTGATTGAACGTGCCATAAACAATTCCAGTCGCACAATGGACATCGTTCTGGATGCGTTTGGTGGTTCTGGTTCAACCTTGATTGCAGCTGAAAAGACAAATCGCCGCTGCAGAATGATTGAACTGGATGAAAAGTATGTGGACATAATTATCAAACGCTGGGAGGACTTTACAGGCAAAAAAGCCATACACAAGGATACCGGCAAAACATATGAAGAACTGGCAACAGAACGCAAAGGAGTAAGCAATGGCTGAAGAAATTAAATCCAACAGAGGATTAGCAGACATTTTGGGTGTAAACGAGTCGTCTATCCGCAGAGCCGAAGAAAAAGGTCGAATAGCAATCAAAAGAGATGATGAGGGAAACATCGATGTAGAAGATGCAAAGAAACAATGGCAAATGGCACAGAATGCTGGGAAAGGTGATGTAGCACTTACCTATCAAAGGAGTCGTGCCAGCAAGGAATTCTACGAATTCCAGATAAAGAAACTGGAATACGAAGAAATGAAAGGCAAACTGGTGGACTTGGCCACTATGGAAAAAGAGGCTTACACAGCGGCAAGAGTCGCCCGAGATAAGTTGCTAAGCATGCCCGACAGACTTGGACCACACATGCTCGGGAAAAGCGACCTCCAGGAAGTCAAGGATATTATACGGAAAGAAGTAACAGCAGCATTAGACAATCTGACGGACTTTTTTCGTAAAAGAGTTCAATCAAGATAGTTTTATGGTCTGGCAATTCACTGAGGGGTTTAGGAGAGATCCTGAATTGACAGTCAGCGAGTGGGCGGACGAGAACAGATACCTGTCCAGCATTGCATCAAGCGAGCCAGGTCGTTGGAATACCGCACGTACACCATATCTGAAAGAAATCATGGACTGCCTGTCACCGCACGATCCGTGCGAAAAAGTGGTGTTTATGAAAGGGGCTCAAGTTGGCGGAACCGAATGCGGAAACAATTGGATGGGCTTTTGCATATGTAATGCCCCAGGTTCAATGCTGATTGTGAACCCGACAACAGAAACGGCAAAGCGCACATCACGCATGCGTATAGATCCGGCAATTGAACATTGTCCGGCATTGCGTGAAAAAATCAAAAGCCCACGGTCCAGGGACAGCGGCAACACAACACTTATGAAAGAGTTCCCAGGTGGGATTTTAATCCTTACCGGTGCGAATTCAGCGGTAGGACTACGTTCTATGCCTGTTCGATACCTGTTCCTAGACGAGGTAGACGGCTACCCCGATGAGGCCAGTACCGAGGGCGATCCAGTGGACTTGGCAATTCAACGAACTGCCACATTTAACAACAAGAAAATATTCGTGGTATCCACCCCGACAATCAAAGATGCCAGCAGAATTGAGCAGGCATTCTTGGAGGGGGACCAACGGTATTACTATGTGCCATGTCCGCATTGTGGACACTACCAAGTGCTGCGCTGGCGGAACGTGGTATTTGACCCAAAAAACCTGACCGAGGCAACATACAGATGCGAAGAATGCAACATTTTATGGCACGACTGGCAAAAGGACGAAATCCTGCGGAAAGGCAAATGGATTGCAACCAACCCCAATGGCAACAAAGGGGTTGTTTCATTTCGTCTGTCGTCTTTGTATTCGCCGCATGGCTGGACATCATGGACCGCAATTGCGAGAGAATTTTTGGATTCTAAGGACGACCCATCACGACTGCAGGTGTGGACGAATACCAAGCTTGCAGAAACCTGGGAAGACATGGCCGGAACCCAGATAGACCCAACCAGCCTGATGGTACGCAAAGAAAAATGGGGACCAGAACTGCCACCGCAGGTTGTGATATTGACCTGTGGGGTAGACGTTCAGGACAACCGTTTAGAGGTCGAAATCGTTGGCTGGGGACGTGGCGAAGAATCCTGGTCAATCGACTATCAAATCCTGTATGGGGACCCAAGTACACCTGAGCTGTGGGCGCAGCTAGACGAAGTCCTTAGCCGCAAATACATACACAGCAAGGAGGTGCCAGACCTGACAGTGGCCGCAACCTGCGTGGACAGTGGTGGACACTACACGGACTATGTAATCAATTACTGCTATGCCAGAAGACTGCATGGAGTCTGGGCCATTAAAGGGGTTGGTGGTGTTGGCAAACCAATCTGGCCGGCAACGGCAAGTAAGAGCCATAACACCAAAAAGCCGGTTTATCTGATTGGTGTAAACGATGCTAAGGACATACTGATGCGCCGTCTGCACCTTGAAGACAGCAGCGGTCCAGGTGTCTGGCATTTCCCATCAGACCGTCAGGTTGAATGGTTTGAACAGATAACCAACGAGGTCGCACGCAAGAAACTGTCCAAAGGCCGCCTGATCCGAGAATGGACACCACGCAAAGAGGGAGTCCGAACCGAGGGCCTGGACTGTCGTGTGTATGCGTATGCGGCACTTCGTGGTCTGGTCCGCAACTATCGTATGAACCTGGACCTGGGTGCAGACAAACTGGCCGAGGTTCGCATGAAAACAACACGGAAACCTGTGGTAACGCAACCGGAACACCCCGAACAACCGGCACCGGTGCAGTTTATCCCACGTGGCCGAACAGTTCGCAGCAGAGGTATTGAATGACAGTAAAGATAAAGACATTTGAAGAACAACTGGCCGAGGTGCAGCAGGCAATCACAGACATTCTGACCGGTGCGCAGGAGGCATCATATAACGGCCAGAAAGTTCGCAAGGCAGACCTGATTGCACTTCAAGCACGTGAGGAATATCTGCAAAAGAAAGTCGCAAGCAACAGGCGTGGCGGCATACGTGTTCGTGGTGCAACCCCAGCATAAAGGCAAAGTTATGAAAAAAATCACATTACCACCACAGAACTTTGTGGACAAGGCAATCAGCTGGATATCACCACAAGCCGGTCTGAAACGATGGCAGGCACGAACCCAGATGGCAATCATGGGTGGATACACCGGTGCCAGCAAGAAACGCAGACAGACCCATACCTGGAACCCAGCAATGGGATCCGGTGACAATGTATCGCTGGACGATTTGCCGGTGTTGCGAGATCGCAGTCGGGATTTGCTCCGTAATGCTCCGCTGGCAGTTGGGGCGGTCAGCACCGTTGTGACCAATGTTGTGGGAACTGGACTGA